GTCCATTACGTTTCACTGCTAACACAGTATTTTCACTAGTGCTAATGTATTTGGAACGTAAACCTCCTCTCCACCCAGCGTAACATGGCGTAAACCAATTAAGATATGTCATACCGGCATATGTATACAAAGAGCCAGTAGAGGTTTGATGCCTGTTGGAAATTCGCGAGCCTCCATGAAATGGGAAATTGAACTCCGTCCAGAATGTCCTGTTACTAATTGCACGATTTGAAGAGTGGTAGCAATACCTTTTAAGGAGAGCTCGAACGGATCTAATGGATTCACCAAAATAGACTTGGGTGGTGAATTCATCATCGGCTGCATCCCCTACAGGTGCTAAGGAAGGAGGGCTTTCTGGTACATTTGCAGTTTCGGCAATAATCTCCTCAGATTGTGGTTCATAATCTCCAGATTGTGGATAGTACACTGCCTTATCCAATTGGTCGTCTGTGGGACATGCGACCTCAAAATCTTCGCCTGCACTAACATAAATGTTAATTGATACATTATTGGCTAAGGAAGGGTCAGGAGAGACCAAGGGATTAAGCACTGAAATTTGGAGTTGCCCGTTACTGAAGTTTGGGTTGAAAGGCGCTTCTGTATCATCTGCAACATGGTTCATCTTCGTGGTATATAGAATTTCATTATCCACACGTAACCAATTGCGATGCGCATTCCATCCTGCTTCAAAGCAAAAATCTCGATTTCCGGCGAGATCAACTATTTGGGTATAAATCTGATTGAATCTTGCGGGAGTGACATAATCGTGTTGGAACGGATCATATGACAACCTAAGACGTCCACGATGCATTTGACTAGCCACTACTTGTAGTCGAACTTTGATAGTGCCACGCCAATATGTGAACGGAAGGGCTACCGTGGTCATGGGAGCAATCTTGTATCCATTTGGTGTGATAGTCGTATCAATCACATGCATAACCGGATCGATATTGATGTTCCTAAGTATATTGCCTTCTGTTTGCGACTCATTCCAATTGAACGTACCAACATACATTTCCCTCTGCGCTATACCAGCAATTGTCATCTCATCGGTTGGTCCTAACCCCACTGTCCGGGGGTCGACAGACAACTCTTGCTTTGAATCCAACGTCAGTTTGTCCACAGCTTCATGGGCATCAGTGTGTGCCAGCGCACCAGTACTCACCACTTTGCACCTGGAAATATTGGACACAATCACAGGACGGGAATATCCAAAGAGATGAGCTACTTTTCCAACTGCACCGGCAGTCATCTCTGTGGCCCTAGCATATGGAGCGATCTCTGGTATTCGTGACAGAAATCCCGCTACTCGTGCAACAGAAGATGCTGTCTTGGAGATAATGCCAGTACCATATTCATCACCAGCCTGAAGATCATAATCACCGTATTCAGCAGTGGTGGGGGCTGCCAATCTCACATCTGACATCCAGCAGTAAATACCTATTTCTGCTTTACCGACTGCGGCATTGGCATGTTGTAAGTCATTGTATGATCGCAGATATAACGTACCCATCTTCGCAGCAGTCTCTCCTACCAAATCTATCCAGTTATCAGGATTGAAGAAGGGCAGAACAAGGTCCCCTCCTGTACTCGTAGTGGGATCTATAAAAATCTTTGGCAACATGGATAGCCGTGCTTTCACCATCTCTTCCTGTGGTGATTCATATAAGTCATCATACCAATTATAAGGATGATATGCTGCAACTCCTAGACCATACAAGAAAGGATTTCCATTGATCTGGATCCTAACGTGCAATTTTCCTTGTAGTAACTTATATCCTTCAATGCGTCTGCGCACATATGCATCTTGTAAGAATAAAGTCCACGGATCATAGGAGCGGTTAAAAGATCCTGTTGCTACATCCCATAGAATGGTATCAATGCGCACTGGACGTGAAAGAAATTCGCCCAATGACACATCTCCCGCATGACCATAATTGCGGGTGGCGTCCATGACACTCTCCGGTGCCACTTGCCATACGTTCTTGTCGTCCGCGAACGTTGCGGTTTGTTCCTTGCTAGCTCCAGGAACCAGAGTCATTTTGTTAATGTTAGTGTTAGAAATACAATTTGAACATATATAGATGTAGTATCATAAAAATATATAGGTGTGTCGTGAATGGTCGCTACTCCTCCCTAAATAGGGTACCCCGCAGGGTGCGAATATATATAAAGCACATAAAATGAAAATACGAAAACACAAGAATGAAACATAAAATGAGTAATCAATTATATACATGGACTTTTTAGCTTAACGAACGCGTACCAGCGGTCGGAGGGACATTTTTAACGAGTATCCGACTCGGAACAGACCGCTCTACGGTGGAGAACGGTACTGCTCAGTCCACTTCGCGACTCGCGCATCATAGTTCAACTGCAAACCAGTGCACATGTGTAAAAACCCATGTTTTTCGGCGATCTGGTGCAATTGAACACGACGAGTCTCGTAAGTGTCCCTGCCATATAGGAACCACTCATTGAGGGCCCCATTGACATTGCTTGCGAGCACACCGTGAGGTGTCTCAACTGAAGATGGCATGATGTTTTTCAAGGACTTAAAAATGGAGGTCTCAACCAATTTACCCACTGTGCACTTAAGTTCAGGCACATAATGACTGTGTCTCTTGAGAAAGTCACAGTCCTCGTCCTTGAGAAAAGGGATAGGTTCTGACTCCTTATCCGGCATCGTCAAGACATAGTCAATGGAAGCAAGGAAATCACGATAGGCGAGGTGATTAAAGCCTCGATATCGCTCAGCAACAGATCCCTTGAAATCATCACCATACGTAATGGCTGACATAGCAGCACTGAAAGGCACAGTAGCTGACGGGTACAATCGAAAGAACCCCAAGCGCAGGAGAAGTGAGTTGCAAATGGAATTAATGTACACTGTGCCATTGTGTCCGGAAGCAGTTGATCCACCAACTTCAATCAAATCTCCATTGAAAGCGATGGTTGGATAAACAATATCAGTGGCAATACCTTCCATAATCTTCAGATCCTCAGCAGTGTAACATGGACACTTAGCCGCAAATCGGATGAGAATCTGAAATGAAGCTGCTGTGAGCTGGGCAGCCATACGAAGGTCATATTTGGAAAAATCGCCAGCCAAAATATGGTCACTACCAAACTTGGTCACATGTTCCTGCAACTGCTCCCACTCTGGGCCATACGGATTGATGCCCACTGCACATTCCGATAGTAAGGGAAATACTGAGAACATGCGAAGTATGGGCAAGAAATACTTCCTCATCAACATTTGTGATACCAGGGATGCTGCTTCGAAGACCCGTACCTTCATCTTTCCAATTAGTGTCGCTTCATCTTTGAGACACGCCTTGAACATATGATGGCACCTTTCACCAGACAAATATCGCCTCACGCACGCGTGGTATACAATCCACACAAAATCTGGTAACGTACGTGGGCAAGCATGTTCTTTTGTCGGAGG